CATCAGTCATACGGCTGGGGCTTTTGCTGGCACTCCGCTTGTCAATGGCGCGTCCCAGACGGGGTCGAGTTTGATCACGGATGGCTGGACTAGCGGGTCATCAGCCCTCAAGCGTGGCGATTTGTTCACGATTGCCGATGTGTATGCGGTCAACCCGCAGCATCGCCAATCGACCGGGCAGCTTCAGAAGTTTGTGGTCACCGCTGACATTTCGGATACGGCCGGGGCCAAGACTATTGCGGTCTACCCAGCAATAACGCTGACGGGGGCCTATCAAACGGTGGATGCGTTGCCTGCAAATAATGCCGCCCTGACAGTGATCGGCGCTGCCAGTGCGGTCAGCCCTCAAGGACTGGCATTTCACCGTGACGCCTTTGTGATGGGTTGCGCGGACTTGATGTTGCCTGACGGGGTAGACCGGGCTGCACGCATTAGTAGCAAGCAGGTTGGTATGTCTATCCGCATGGTAAGGGCCTACGACATTAACAATGATAGCTGGCCTTGCAGGCTTGACGTGCTTTATGGGTGGAAAGCCGTAAAAAGTATGCGGCCCCGGCGCGGTGAAATGCCCGGTGGAAAAACCTTCTCTGATCGACGTGGAAGCCCTGTCGAGGGTGACATGGGGCAAGCGGCGCTAGCGCTGGCAGCCTGAACGACTGAGTGAGAAGGCACCCGTAAGGGTGATGCGACAGTCTGAACTGCGGTATAACGCGAAAAGAAGCCGCAGAGGAAGCGCCGAAGAGCCTTCCCGCCCGAAAGGGTCAGTAGGCGAAAGCCGAAAGTAACAGAATGATACCCAGAGTTAGCATGTCGAATCTTGAGTTAAACTATCTATGAGGAGAGGGCGTTTTTGGGTTTGATTTACCAAAATCACCCGATCACCGCGAAAAAATAGGGGCGGCTCAACGCGGAAAGAAAAATCACCGTTGGGGCAAACCGCCTTCGCCTGAGCATCATCGAAAAATGCTAGAAGGAGCACGTAAATATGTAGAAATTCATGGTAGCCCTATGCTCGGCAAAACCCATTCTGAGGGAACAAAACGGAAAATTGCTGAACGGGCTAAAGGTCGGAAGGCATGGAACGCTGGGAAGAAAATGCCAAATATTTCTGCTGCTCATATGGGTGGCGGAAATCCCATGAGTCGTCGCATTGAATTTAGAGGGGTTCAATATCCTTCTATTGCAGATGCGGCAAGAGAAACTGGATTTAGTCCTATTCAGATTCGCACTCGCCTCAAAAAAGGTGAAGGACGATATATGGACGTTGATCCACAGGAGGCGTAGAGCTTTTACGCTATAGGAAATTCTTATGCTAACGACAACGACAACGGTTCAGCGCAAGTTCCCTGCAGGGCCTGACGGCCTTCAGATTGGCGACCAGGCAGGGATTGCCCGCATGGTCATTCCGTTCCAAATTGCTCTGGCAGGGGTTACCGACGCGGACATTTTGACGGATTACACGCCTGGCTTTGCCGGGCAAATCGTCAAAGTGGATTTTGCTGTATCCGTAGCAGTGACGACAGGTTCAAAGCTGTCGACGCTTGCTGTGCATATTGGCGCAGTTGCTACGACAGGTGGGGTCCTCGCTCTTACTTCCGCCAACTGTACGCCGAAAGGCGCGGTGGTGGCAGGGACAACGATTACCGCGCTTAACGTGTTTGCTGCGACCGACACGATTAGCATTGTTGCATCCAGTACTACGGCCTTCATTGAGGGCGCCGGGTGGATCATGCTTCAACTGTTGGCTTCGCAATAAACAATATGACGGTTGATGCCTGGCGACGTCGCCAGGCATCAACCTGAAGGAATCTCTATTATGCTTGAAGAATACCCCAAGGTGAAATACTGCGACAGCGGCGAGTCATGCACCGTTAAAAGCTTCGACGAAGAAATGGCGCTGATTGGCGAATGGGGTGAACATCCTGATGGCCCTTTTGAGTCGATAGCGGACGCCTCTGAACCTGATGAACCAAATCCAGGGGAAGAACAACCGGCACCTGTGCCCCCTTCGCGATTGCAGGATGTGACCCCTTCACGACTGCAGGCGATGACCAAGGATGAATTAATCAGTCTGGCATCGCAGTATCATATAGAAATGGACGAATCAAATACCAAGAACGAGTTGGTTGCTGCGATTTTAAATACTTCACAGGTATAGGTTATGCCAACCGCACGTCGCCTAATAACAAATGCGTTGCGAACGCTCAATGTCACCGCTTCAGGTGAAACGCCGTCCGCAGCCGAAGCATCTGACGCCCTCGAAGTTTTGAACGAGATGTTGGAGCAGTGGGACCTTGAGGAATTGATGGTCTACACTATCGTTCGCAATATTCTGACGTTAACTGCAACGCAAGGCACCTACACGTTGGGAACGGGTGGTGACTGGAATATTGCAAGGCCAATACGGATAGACCGTGCATTTTTCCGTGAGACGGCTACCGAGCTTGAACTTCCTGCAAAGATTCTCTCGGAAGAGGAATATCAGGGCATAAGGCTAAAAGGGACAACGGGCTCGTGGCCGAGATGGATATATAACGACCGTGCCTATCCGCTATCGACGGTTACGGCATGGCCGGTGCCGGCAGTTGGGAATCAGATTGTACTGTACACCTGGGGGCAGCTTGGCAGCATTGCCAACCTGGATACTTCATGGGACTTCCCCCCTGGGTACGCAATGGCGCTAAGGTACAACCTGGCGGTTGCTCTGGCGCCGGAATTTGCCCGGAAGGTAAGTGTCGAACTAGCGTCATGGGCGGCGAGTACAAAGATGAAGATCAAGACTGTCAATACGGAAGTCCCCATTCTCAGTGTTGACCCGGCGCTGCATCGAGGGCAAGGATGGGACTGGCAAACGGGAGAGACCATTTAAAATGCCATCAATTCCTTTTGTCGGACCTTCATATCAATCACGATCCCTAACGCTCGATGCCCAACGCACGGTAAACCTGTATCCGGAAGTCGCAGAAATGGGCGACTCGAAGCGTATTGCTGCCATGTACGGCACCCCCGGCCTGAAAAAGTTTGTGATATGCCCAGGAAGCGGTGGCATTCGCGGCTTATGGAAGGCGTCTACGGGCGATCGGGTTTTTGCCGTGCGCGGCGCAAGCCTTTACGAGATTGCCAATGGTGGTGGAGCCACTTTGCACGGAACGTTGGAATCCGATAGCGGGCCGGTCTCAATATCTGACAATGGCTTGCAGCTTTGCATCGTGGACGGCACTACATCGGGATACATTTTAACGCTAGCTGACAATACGTTCGCGAAAATCACAGATCCCGATTTCTATGGCGCGGATACTGTTGCGTTCATGGACGGTTATTTCATTTTTAACCGGATAGGGACGACACAGTTCTACATATCGAGACTATACGATGGGTTCAGTTATCTCGGGACTGATTTTTCATCTGCTGAAGGAAGCCCTGACCATGTGGCCGGCGTAATCTCAGACCACCGCGAGTTGTGGGTGTTTGGGCAACAAACGAGTGAGGTTTGGTACAACAGCGGCGATCCTGACTTCCCATTTGACCGTATCCAGGGCACGTTTATCGAGCACGGATGTATCGCGCCTTTTTCCATTGCAAAGATGGATAACTCTGTTTTCTGGCTAGGGTCGGACAGCCGAGGCTCCGGAATGGTATGGAGAGCAGAGGGATATCAACCGAGGCGCATATCAAACCATGCGGTTGAATATGCTATTTCGCTCTACAGCAATCTTGAGGGTGTAACGGGCTACGCCTACCAACAAGACGGTCACAATTTTTATGTGCTGAATTTTGAGACGGCAACATGGACATACGATGCAGCAACAGGGCTTTGGCATGAGCGGGGAACATACAATGCGGACGGTCAATTAACAAGACACCGGGCAGACTGTCATGTAGTGGGGTTTGGCAAGAACCTGGTGGGTGACTACGAGGATGGGCGAATTTATGAGCTTGATCCATCCACCTATACCGACGATGGGGCTGAAATTCCGCGTATACGGGCAGCGCCATATGTTTCCAGTAATTTACAGTGGCTCTTTCACAGCAGCCTTCAGGTTGATATGGAAGCAGGTGTGGGGCTCGATGCAGGGGCAACGCCGGGGAGTACTGTCAATGCAATGCTTGACTGGTCTGACGACGATGGTGGTACATGGTCTAGCGAACATTGGGTAAGCGCCGGGCGTATTGGCGAACGCAGGCAACGGATAAAATGGAACAGGCTGGGCAGGGCCAGAGATAGAATCTATAGGCTAAAAGTGACGGACCCGGTAAAAGTGGCCATCGTCGGAGCTGTATTGGAGCTTGCATGAGCATCAATTTACCTCAAGCGCCACTTCGGACGGCAATCGTCAATCCTAAGACCGGGCAATTAAGCCGGGATTGGTACATCTGGTTCGCGGAAATAAGTAAACGTATAGGCGGCGATTCATTTTCTGCTGATGAGCTTGCCATTTTGGGTGATTTTGCGCCATCGCAAGACAAGGTGTTGAGTGACAAACATCGAGATCTTGAAGTACAAGCATCATTTGTTGATGCGCCCTCACGGCAAAAGTCGGACCCCTTGATTGGCGATCTCTTTGCTTCGGACCAAATGCTTGGGGGTGGTGATACTCTCGCTATGTTGGCGGTGGATGTGCAGGCCGTGAATTTGTTGCAAGCTGTTGTGGCAGAGCTACAAAAGATTATCGATGGGATGCAGATAGAGGGAGCATTTACCGTATGAGCCTATCACCAAAAAACCTTGCCGATGGCGCATTGACCGCCTCTCTGGTTACGCAATACACAGCGCCCGCGAATACGAAAGCGATTATCAAGGCTGCTTCATTATGTAACACATCGGGAGGCGCTGTCCTCGTCACGCTAACACTGAACCCCAGGACTGCCGGTTCGGCGCGAACGTTAATCGACAACCGCTCGGTCGCTGACGAAGAAACTTACAACTGTCCTGAAGTCATCAATCATGTGCTCGAAGCGGGCGGGGTTATTCAGGCATCTGGGCTCAACGTTTTATTTGTCATGTCGGGAGTGGAGATTGTGTAGTGGCAGTGGTTACATATCAAACGGAAAAACTCGCTGATGTTAAGCCAGAACTTGGCGTGTTATGGCCGGAATATTGGAACGAGGTGAGAGGGGCGCAAGAAGCAAAAACCTTGAATCCTAATTATTCAATATACGAACACTTTGAGCGTGAAGAAAAGCTATTGATCATCACTGTTCGAGAGGGAAACAGTAGAGAGCTTATCGGCTTTCACATCTCTATCATATCGCCGCATCTCAATCAT